AAAAGCGAGAAAACTCTGACGAGTTTTTTATTCAATGTGACGAATTTGCCCAAGAAAAGTACACTGTCTGATATGAATTTTCCTACCTCAACTGTCAACGTCTTGCCTCATCTTCAGGAACTTCGTGTCAAATGGCGGGAACAGGACTTCCGCTTTACTAAAGAACAACAGGAAGAATATGATATGCTCTTGACAGCACGAAAAGAACGTGTTAAGTTCTTCTATGAGAGCAAACGTGTCCAGGTTGGTCCTAAGGTGACTAAAAAGGTTGAAGAGGCACAAGAAGACCAAGACAGTTAAATATGTGGCACAGAGGCGCTTCTAGTGGCGTCTCTGTGCTTTATAGTATATACATCGACGGAACAGCATTGACTATTACTCTTCGCCCACATCAGAGTCGCATCCTTGATCGTATGCTTGCATACAACAAAGGTAAAATCCTGGTGCCTACAGGCGGCGGGAAAACTTTGACCATGATTGTTGATACTCAGCGCCGTCATGATGCTATCAACAATGGCACCACTACGGTTGTTGTTGCTCCCCGTATTCTTTTGGCAGAACAACTGTGCTCTGAGTTCTTGGAGGTTATTGATACTGCCAACACTCACATCATGCATGTTCATAGTGGTGAGACCCATCACTTTAGCAGCACCAAAGCAGACAAGATTCATATGTTTGCTTCCACTGCACGAACAGCAGGCGAGAATGTTATTATCTTTACCTCTTACAATTCTCTCCATCGTATCATGGAGGCGGATATTGAGGTGAATACTATTTACTTTGATGAGGCACATAACAGCGTAAAGAAGAACTTCTTCCCTGCGACTGAGTTCTTTGCAGAGAACGCAGACCGCTGCTTTTTCTACACTGCCACACCAAAACATTCCCTTACACCTAAGAAACCAGGGATGAATTGGTCTGTTTATGGTCAAGTTCTTGCCAACATTCCTGCACCTGAGTTGGTTGAAGGTGGTTACATTCTTCCTCCTAAAGTTGTAGTCAAGCAACTGCCCTTGATTAAAGGTCGCAAGGTAATGTATGCTGATGATTGTGACAATCTGATTGAAACTATCGATGACAACAACATCGACAAGACTCTCATTTGTGCTCGCACCACAAAGCAGATTATCAATCTTCTGACTCACTCTGACTTCTGCTCTGAGTTGTATCAGCGCGGATACAGTTGGATGACTATCACTAGCAAGACTGGTGCAATCATCGATGGCAAGAAAGTTGACCGCGAAGAGTTCTTCAACACACTGAACACCTGGGGCAAAGATTCTGACAAAAAGTTTGTTGTTATCCATCACAGTATTCTGTCTGAAGGTATCAACGTGTCTGGTCTTGAATCTGTCATTTTCATGAGGAACATGGACTATGTTTCAATCAGTCAATCTATCGGTCGTGTGATTCGTTTGGGTGGAAGTGAGAAGAAATTCGGATTAGTTTGTATCCCTACTTATGATACTGTAGGTATCAGCACCGCTCGCAAAGTTCAAGCGGTTGTGGATGTAGTGTTCAACCAGGGTCAACCTGCCATCTCAGAGATTAGGCGCTAGTGTGCCAGTAAATAAGTGTCACACCCCGTCCCCACGGGGGGTGGTTTTCGCGTATATTAAAGGAGTTGAAGGCACCCGATCAATGTCCAACAAACTTTCCACCAATCAAGTCTACGCAAAACTTAAGACAACTGACTTCAGCAAATTTGATAAACCAGGCAGGAACAAAGGCGGTCGCGGTCAACTCCTTGAGACTGCTCTGGGTGTTGCTAATTCTAGCGATTTGACTGACCTTGTTGACGGTGAGATTAAAACTTTCACTCTTGGTCAAACTATTGCTGTCACACAGGTTAAGCACTGTCTTTCTGATATTATTGACGGAACTGTTGAGTTTGAAGACAGCAAAGTTGGACAGAAACTTGCACAAACTATCTACGTTGCCTTCACTAAGAACAATGATTATGTGAACACAAAGGTAGTGAATGAAGAACTTGACCCACAACACTATCAAGAACTCGCAGAGGATTATGGTTACATTGCTGCACAGATTAAGGCAGCATACGCAACTGGTTCTACACTTCACACAATCACCGGACCTAACAATCTTCTGCAAATTCGCACAAAAGCAAGCAAAAACAGCACTGGTAATTATACGCCACTGTGCTATAATGGAGTTGAATTGAAAGACAAATATATGGCGTTCTATCTTCTTGCAGACTTCGGCAAACAGGTTGTAAAATGACATCAGCAGCACTCAAAGCACTAACAGCAACTACAGGCAATCGTACTGATTGTTGGAACACTCCAGTAGAATTTGTTGGAGATGTTGTTAAGTTCTTCGATGGTCAGATTGATACTGACCCGTGTTGTAATGACATCGAAAACCCTAATGTTCCTGCCAAGGTTCTTTATACTGAAGAAACCAATGGTTTGGCACATCCATGGATGGGTAAGGTTTTTATGAATCATCCTTATTCTGATTCTAAAACCTGGGTTCCGTATGCTGCACACCAGTACGAGACTGGAAATGCAAAAGAAATGGTTCTTCTCATTAAACTGGATGTTTCTACAAAATGGTGGACATCAGTGGCGAAATATCCTTGGATTGCTGTAAATAGGAGACTAAAGTTTGGCGCTGGTAAAGGAGCAGCACCATTTCAGTCTGCTATTGTATATCTTGGCAAGGATCTTGAGCGATTTAAGAATACTTTTGGCAAGTATGGCACCCTCTATGTGCCAGTTGTATGAACTGTCCACCATTCCCCCATGACGTATCAATCCCGTGTATATTAAATGAGTCAAAGCAACGCACCTCACATGTTTGTTACTGAAGAACTGAAATCTGCTGTTGCTGAGGCGAAGCAGTTTGAGAAGAATGAAATTTATACCAAATCAATGTGCTTGAAACCCACCAAAGGTGGTGTGAAAGTTAATACTTTTGAGGAGGCACTTGAGAGTGCTAAAGAATACATGACTAAAGAAGATGTGTTCTTCTACAAAAACTTTTACAAGCACTTCTCCACTCCTAAATGTGTGCTTCCCAAGGGACATTCTGGACCTTGCACATGTTCTTACGGCAAGTTCTTCGCTGAACAATATGCTAAGAAGATTAAAGATTGTGATACTACACCTGGCGATGATGATATTCTCTTTAAGAATCGCGCACGGCGCTGTTTTCCTCTGCAAGTAAATAAGAAGCAATACACAGTTCTGAACGATTTGTATAAGTGGAAAGCATCTAAAATCAAGATGAAAGCAGCAATTCCTATGGAATTTGCTGGCACTAATTTTACCATTGCCACGGCACATTTCGACCTTGCTGCTATCTTGATGCTGCAAAAGGGGATTGAGCATACTCTTCCCAAAGACATTGAGGAGAAACTACTAGACCGCGCACAGGATATTGTGGTAGAATTTATGGAGCAAGGTATCAGAATCACTGATAAAGATGGTAATCTCCGCTGCCCTTTGACTCAGAAAACTATTGAACCTGAGTGGTATCTTAATCGTGATGATGACTTTCAGATTCAATTTGGGCACGTTATTCCTGTTAAATCAGACAAATATATGACTCGTGGTGGTAATCTTCTTCCCATTACTCGCCTTGGCAATCTGATGCAATCAAACCGCTCTATCACCGATACTTATGACTACATCGCAGAAATTAAAGCGGAACTCGATACTTTCCGGTGATTGCATCGTAGAATTACAGAAACTAGATGATAAATGTGCTGACTTAATTCTCATCGACCCTCCCTACAATATCGGGAAGGATGAGTGGGATGACTTCGGAATCACCAGGAAAGGGTATCAACCTAAACCCTATTCTGGTGAGTCCTATTATGATTGGATGGAAGAAGTTTTCATCCAGTTGAATCGTGTGATGAAAGATTCTGGATCATTCTGGTTCTTTCACAACGATTTTCGCATCATGGCAGAGTTAGATAATAGAATCAATAGGTCCACTGATTTAGAATATAAGAACTTTATTGTATGGAATAAGTTATTCTCTGGATGCAAACAAGAGGGATTCTTGAAAGGATTCGTGCAGGTAGAAGGACTCAACAACTTCCAGAAAATGTCGGAGTATATGTTGTTCTATACCAGGAAAGATTTGCATCTTAAGTTAAGAGAACGCAGATTGGCAAGAGGTATCAAGTCGAGTGATATTAGCAGGGAGATACTCAGTAAGAATGGAAATCTGACTGGTTGGTATAGTAACATAGAGACAGGAAAGAACTACCCTACGAGAGAAACAATCAAACCAATCACCAAGCATTTAGGATTGACTATGAATGATCTTGTGCCAAAGTTTTACAATCAACGCACACACCATTCAGTATGGCAATACGACTTCGATTCTAAGAAAATGGGACATTTAACGCCCAAACCTATCGAATTGTTAT